TGGTACAAAATTAATGTGGTCAATAACGATATAACCTGCAGAAGGTGCTGCAATAATTGTGTTATCTCCAGCAGAAGCAATATCTATATCTGCTTTTAATAAGTTGTTTTCGTACATAAATTTGTATTTTAAATTAATAAGTTATTCCTGAGGAGAATTACTTCTCCCCAGAGTAAATCATCAATTAAGCCTTTGTTGGATATACAGCAAAATAATAAGGAGTTCCGCCAATGTCTATTTCAACATTTAAGGCAGTTCCCTCTAACGTTCCAGCTGCACCATTTTTAAGGTTTTTAAGAACACCGCCATTAGCACCAGTACCGGTAAATGTAATTCCCTTAGCATTTGCTGATAAAGTGATAAAACCAGAGGTAACCACTAAATCACCAGCGTTTAATGTTAGCGCTGCAGTTCCTGAAGCATTACCAGCAATAACAGTAGCACCATACTTGGCTACACTGAAATCGTTAGCAGCGCCATCATAACATTCAATATATTTACCAGTAGTTAGGGTTGCTTCAGTAGCATTGATATACAACGCTGTTCCTGTAGTCATCGCAGCAGTTGAAATATGTAAAGCTTTACCTGCAGCAAGTGCAGCAGAAGCTGTTACCTTTAAGATAGTTGTTTCATCGGCTGCAGCTGAACTAAATTCAGACAAAACAGCGGAAACTCCAGCATTACCTGAGTGGACAACACTAAATAGTCGTCCAGTAGTGGTAATGGTGGTATTAGATGAAGAAATTAATAAAGCTTGACCAGTAGTCAAAGCGTTAGTAATTAATTCGACTCCTTTACCTTCAGTTAATGCAGCCATTGGAGCATAGATACCAGTACCAGTAGTCATACCGCTTGGAGTGATAGTCATAAAGGCATTAGTAGTAGCTCCAGTTCTAGCACCACTTCCAGCTAAAACAATAACAGGAGCAGTAGTAGCAGTGTTATTAGTTACTGATAATGAAGCAGCTTGGTCAGCATCAACGATAGTTAATGAACCATCAGCAATTGAAGCGTCTCCAACTGTCATCGTAAAGTTACCAGCTGTCAAAGTTAGATCTCCTAAGGTATTTACAATGTTTCCAGCGGTAACAGTTAAATTACCAAGTGTTAATACTAAGTTACCTGCGGTTAATGTCGCATCACCACTAGTGAGAATTAAATCTCCAGCGGTAAGAGTTAAAGCCGCTGTTCCAGAAGCAACGCCAGTAATAACCGTGGCGCCCTTTTCTCCAATTGTAAACACCGCTACACCAGCATCGGTTTCTACAGCTTTTAAGAAGTAACCACCGTTTAGAGCAGACTCATCTAACTGCAAACGAATTAAATCACCAGTAGTTAAAGTGTCTGAACTAAAGACAAATACACCACTATCTTCAGAACTATCTGAACCATAAGTAGTTACAGTATCGTTCTGAAGTAATAACAATGGAGCAGTGTTTGAAGTGCTTGTGGCAGTAAATAAACCATCGGTTAAAGTTATATCATTACCAAACACAACAGCTTCAGAGCCATTAGTGGTAATAAAATTCATTATTGAAGTTGCGCCGCCTGAACCAATTGTTAACGCAGTAGCATCATTGTCCTCTAAAGTCCAAGTGATATCACCAGCAGTAGTAGTAATTGTACTAGCTGCACCAAAAGTTAAACCTCTGGCAGAAATTACACCAGCTTTAGTGACAGTAAATAAACCTGAAGTACCGGCGATATCATTACCTGTACCTGAATTAGTAATCTGTAAACAATCTCCTGAACCACCACCAACATTAGTAATAGTAACTACATCAGTCGCTGTTGCTCTATTACCAGCAATCGTCCAAGTAGTATCAGGAGTAATGGTAAAAGTGGCATCTGCTCCAAACAAAGTTTCCCAAGTAGGAGTTGATCCGCCACCTGAACCTAAAATACTAACACCAGACTTATTCCAGTAACAAAGTTGGTTAGAACTATTTACATACAAACCCCAACCATTAGAGTCGTTGCTCAACGGGTTGGTTGTTTTACTCACATTAAATCTTAAAATACCATCTTTTAAATTGATATTCTTAGGTGTTGAGTAATTTTTTCCAGCAATAGTCATATTTTTACTAGGGGCTAGTTGAATAGGTTTTTATACCCCACTATAAGCTAGCCCCTTAATTAAATTAAACTTACGTAGTTGCACTGTCACCAGCACTGAATACCCAGCAACGAGCAACATCATTGAAGCCCTGTTGGAAAATAGTGTGACCAGCAAATTGCATTTCACGAGTCTTGTAAACTACGTTTACCGGGTCTAGATTATTTGATTCAGATTCAATGTGCTGGAACCCATATTCATCGGTCAAAGCACGAGTAGAATCAAACATAAACCAATAAGCATCATTAGTTAGATAATCTAACTCAATAACCTTAAAGGCAGGAACGCCAGTACCGTCGTTATCAAAACTCTCCGGAATTTTACCATTCTTGATAGCACCAAGGATTTCTTTAGCTTTGAAAGCTACAGAAGAACCTTTCTTACAAACTAAAGTATCAAGATTTGCAGGCATCGGGTTACCACGACCATCTACCATTAATGAAGCGGTGCGAATGGCGGCCTTATAACCAGCATAGTCAAACGGTAAAGAATAAGTTGTACCATCATAAACAACATTGTTCATATTAGTACCACCATCTTCACGAGTATGAGCAGTTGACGCTGGCTCTACAGCATCTCCACCAACATTGGCAATAGAAGTCTGCTTACCAGAACCACTATGAGTCCAAGAGGTAGAGAAACAATTAGTCAAGCGTTCAGCAGCTAATCTTTCTTTCTTTCTATTCAAAGCATTTAAGATTTGAGTAGAAATGTTAGTTAATGCTCTCTTCTTAATACCAAATTTCCAAACCATATAAGAGAAAGGAACAATGATATCAACAGACTGTTGGGTGTATGATTGATCATAACCCTGAACAGGAGCATCTTCCATAATTTCAGCATTTTCTGAGGTGAATTCAGCTTCATAAAGACCAGTTAAAGAAGAGTCCTTCTCATATAAATCAGTAGTAGTTCTAAAATTAAAGAACTTCTTGAATTGAGGGTCTAATTTATCTGCTTCTTTTTTGAAGATATTTTGAATCGCCTTGTTTGTTAGGTCCACAGCTGAACCTAGAACAAAAGGAGTATTAGTCATCATATATTTTGATTTTAGTTATTAATGTTCAGGTTAATTAATCGCCGTGTGAACCAGTAACAAATTCACCAACAACCTTGTTGGTTCCAGTTTTACCAGTTTGCATAAACAAACCAGTATCACCAACAACATCTGTTCCTGTGTTATTAATGGTTTGGCCTGCACCCCAAATACATCTCATATAATTATGAGAAGCATTAGCGGCATTTAATGTATCGACCTCATACACATCACCAGGCATAATTCTCTGCAACAAAACGACAGTATCAGCAGTCGTAGTTGCTTTAACAACAACACCAGCTAAGTTATCGATTTCAGATGTAGCAGACGCTGTTTCTACAACCGCACCAGTGCGGCTATATTGTAGAAGGTCTCCTACAGAGAAAGCAGTAGAGGAAATTGTTCGTTCAATTAACCCTCTATCGCTTCCCTTAATTCTTTTGAAAGCCATATTTTTATATATAAAAAAGACACTTTAAATGTCTCTTTTAATACATTTAAGTTCTGAATAATATCTATTTAAGGTCATCATCATCAAATCCAATAAATTTAACACCATCAGACTCTCTAACTTCTGAATTTGATTTTTTAACCTCAGGAATAGACTTGTTTCCACCAGTATGAGATACGCTTTGAATTTTCTGAACTTGAGCTTTGATTTTTTTGTTCTCGTTTGTTGGATCACCTAATTCACCTTTTACATCTCTATCTACTTTTTCATAAATAGCTTTGAGTTGTTTGGGTGTTTTGTTGTTAAGATTATAATCTCCTACTATAATTTCCATAAATTTACCCCAACGAACATCATCCTTGTCATTCTTTGGAGAATACTCAGGGTGTTCATCAATAAATTTATCTAATTCTTGGTTAGCAGTTTCCTGATAAGTTTGTTGCTTATTAACAAACCCTAAAGCAGGTGCTAACTTAGAGATTAATTTCTTAGAACTCTCAATGTCTTGTTCAGAATATCCTTCGGCCAAAAGATCACTTACGTCTATTTCGTTTACTGGAGCTTTAGTCTTACTAAACACTCCATTTTTAATGATGTCTCTATTCTTTTCTCTTAGACGCTCGACTTCTTTTCGTAAAGCATATTCTCGAGGAGTTTCCCCCTCTACTGGCTTCGGTTCTAAAGGTTCTGCCTTGACATCAGCCTTTTCAGGCCCAACCTCTTCCTCTTTCGAGGCTACCTCATCGGTAGTTTCTGGTTCTGTCTCGGCTTCCTTGCCAGTAGAAGA